ATGACTGCTTTCCCCACCCTCAAGGGTCCTAACGGGGAGAAGATCGTTGGATACAACGAGGTTTAAATCATTTATTATTCAAGAGTTGATTGTATCAACTTATCAATAATGAAATATGGAATCTATTTAGATACCACGCACAATCTGAAGGGCGAGAGAAAGGATGAACGCATCGGTCAAGTTGCTAATAGGCTTGAGGATGGAGATGTGCTTCACAAGGGAGCGGTTCCACACGAGGCGGAGAAGGAATGTGCTGATGAGCACAACAAGTAAAAAGGTGAGAACCTCGGTGATAATTTCAGACCTGGACTTGGCTTTGGCAACCTCTTGAATCATTTATTACATATGGATATTTTTTTCTAGGTAAACTACAAATGAGGGCTCTCCCCCTGAGTGGCTCAGAAAGTAGGTATACAAACAGGCGGTGGTCGACACCAAAGGGTATTGGAAACAATAATTGTTATGCCTATGCCGTTGGAGACTACGAAGCATATAGGTGGCAAAAGTCTATACCAGGTGATCGTTCTGGTCTTTCAAATGGACACCATACCTATACCCACTGTACTGGACTTCCTAAGCGCGTCATTTCTGACAATCCTAAGAGGGTGTACAAGGCGGGTGCCAATGAAAAATGCAAAAAAGGCTATTTCAAGGTTATGATGTTTGTTTCGCCTGGAAGACCTATGAACTATATCCGACAAGGGGATTTCCACTTTTACAAGCAACATGGGATGGTCGAATACAAAATCAAACCTGGGGATACTATCAAAGCTGTAGCCAAATTCTTTAAAGTACCTGAATCACGGGTAAAGAAAGGTGGTCAGTTTAAGGTTGGTAAACGTGTAATTTTTAAAGCCAATGTATTCAGTCACAAGCGTGGTTGGGCTACTGGTCCGCTTCTGACTGATGCTAAAGGTAAGGCCATCACTGACCCCCGTAAGGCTTCTAGGGACTATCCAGGTCTAAACTACGAGAAATATTGTAGTTCATTCTGTGTCAAGGACACTGGGATCAAAGTCGGTAGGACTCACCCCAAGGTCCGCTAAGATACTATCAAGGTCTGGTACTTCATCCACATCAAAATTAATGTCAAATAGATCTAAAACCTGAAATATAGACCCCTGATTCAAGGACACAGAATTCGCCGTTGCTGTGTAATTGTTTTGTATAGTGACTGTAATTTTAAATTGTGTACCATCTATCACTTTTCGACAAATCGGGCATGTATTCCTACCTGTGTTCTTCCATTCCTGTAGACAGTGGGAATGAAACATATGTCCGCACCGGGCTGGAGGATTTGTCCTCGTACACCGGACTTCATTCAGACATATGGAACATGTTGACATTCTATAGGAAGGTTTTAAAGTTTTTTTGGGGATTTTTCTCAGTTAGTAGATCTTGGAGGTATCCACGAGAGGATTGTCACACTTAATGCATGGTCCCTTACCTTGTACATTCTCCTGCACCTTGGTGAGGAGCTGAGGACCCTGAGATTGGAGGAGCTTACGGTAGGAGTAGTTGTCCTCGAAAGAAATACCATTTTGCTTCATAACATAGTTGTTAAAGAGCTGAGCTGAAGAGTTTACGGTGAAGCACCGACCATCGGCCATACCAAGTCGCTGCGACATATTGTTAATATACACCCAGAAATTAAATCTTGTAAAGGGAACCGCGATTAGCACCACCACCATTTACGTCACCCCATGTATAAGGTCCTACACAATGAAGATTTTTACCCCCGTGAAGTGGTGTTCCAGCTACATCACCTTTACATTCTTTATCGGTTAGAACATCCGCCTGTGAGATATCATCTACACAAAAGACCTCAAAACCATCAGCCGTTGGACATTCGAGGGACATATATTCACTATCGGGGCATAGAGCTCTAGCTTCAGCTTCGGTTTTAACACGTTCCTTGAATGTCCAACCCATATCACCACGCTTTTGTGTGTTGATACACTTGAGCATAGTGGGTCCTGTATCTTCGGCACCCGCACCCGCACCAGCACCACCACCACCACCACCATTATCTGGGTCTTCCTCACCACCCATCAACATAGAAGCCACACTGGATGATGAACAACATACCATCATAAGACCAACACCTGCGAGCATAGGCATAGCCGCCATCGTTTATTATTACAATTAAACTAGAATTTTATTTGCCTGTTGGTAATTGTTCTCATCCAAGAATTGAATCCTTTCTCTTTGAGAAGTTTGACAAAAGGATCACATCTATATCCCAAATAAATATCAAACACGTCAGTGTCCTCTGTGCGTGACACTCGAATCTGGGGATTTTCGTTTATGTGGTTGTTTATGATGTTGTAGGCAAATGCAATCTCCTTGAGGGTCTCCGCCCCTGTAATGATAATTTTACCAGTACTGAAAATACTGGTAGTAATCTCCTTCATATCCTCTGAAGGCTTGAACTTGATCTTCACTGCAGAATACCTATCTGGTTCAAAAGAAACCTTAAAAATGTCATCATACTCTTCAAACCAGTCGGCAACCTTCATGAGGTTGATATTGTAGTTGAGACTGAAGTTGGAGTTAATCATAACAACACGGAATGAATCCACCGGTACTTCAATTTTCAAATCCAAAAAGGTTTTGAAAATATGAACAAGTTGGGTGATGATGCGTTTGCAATCGAAGAGATCACAACAACCCGCCACTTGGATCGAACCGTTGGGGAATACCTTGACAGACTTAGTACTGTAGGTGTCGTGGTATGTTAGGGTCACCTGATTGTAGAAAGTCGTCGGTTTCAATTTCCACTCAAAACCATCTGTTTTGGTACCCACACGTCGCATCTTATAGGAACCAATTTCTTCGAATAAACCTCGAAGTCGCTTTATATCAATCTGTTGCATAAAGCTCGACACCATAGTGATTGTTGTAATCTTTATCCATGAGGGTCTAGTCTCATCCGGTAATTCTTTTCGTATCTCATCGAGCGTTAGGAGATACGAAAAGCTATTATTTGCAATAGTTGAATACATTTTTGGACATACTTTTTACATTGTGGGTGGCTCACTTAGGTGTTCGTTTAAGGTAAAACATAATCATATCGTTGAGGTGATGGTGTCATGGCGGAACCACGATTCCCGGTTTCTGTAATAATTGCAACACCGTTTTCTTTGATTATCCACCCCGGAGCATACAAGGGACGTCCGTAATTAATTGTAAACTTCTTGGGACGCTCTTTGAGTGTTACAGTCATAAACAATTCATCCTTTTTCTGCTGACTATTATAAGCAACGCCGGTCGTCGTGTCACCATCCCAAAGGTAAGAATCTGGTGCTGGTGTCTCACCACGGTCTGGTGATTGATAAAGAACCACAGATCCCGATGGGGGTTTTACACCATCTACAAGGAAATCATTGATGTGGTGTCCAATAGCTGAATGATGTGGGACGTTCACGATGAACTCGTAGACAAATTCTTCATCCGGGGTAGAAGCTCCAGCTCCTGCAGCCGCAGTTGGGGTTTCCTCACCACCCATCATCATTGCTGCCACACTGGACGAACAACATACCATCAAAAGACCAACACCAGCTAACATGGGCATGGCTGCCATCGTCGTTTTAATTACTATACTTATAGATTTTTTATGGAATTGTGTATTCTTTAGAAGTTGGATTTGGTGTACCACCAGTTCCACCATGTTCAGTTTCTTTAATTACTTCGACACCATTTTCTTTAATAATCCAACCAGGAATATACTTGGGTCTAAAATATTCAAAGTAAAATTTACTAACCTTTGATGATGTTGTAATTGTAAACAACTTGGTACCTGATACATCCTGTCCTGATGCCCATTGAGACCATGAAGTATCATTCATCGCAGTCGTTGGGTGAGGTTGAGAATCAATCATACCGTAAACATCGCCTTCACATTCGTATCCACCCGCCTTACTGTTGCACTTAGCCCACTCGGGTTCAACATGAACTTCAACCTGATCTGCGGTAGCTCGAACACCATCAATTCGGATATCGGTAATAGCAGTTGTGTGTTTATCGGTGTGATGTCCAGGTACATTCACAATAAATTCATAGACGTATTCGGTTGGGGTATCAGCTCCAGCTCCTACAGCCGCAGTTGGGGTTTCCTCACCACCCATCATCATTGCTGCCGCACTAGCAGATGAACAACATACCATCATAAGACCGACACCAGCTAACATTGGCATGGCCGCCATCTTCGTTTTTATTAGTATACTTAGAGATAAAAGTTTACATAAAGGTAATGACCTCTTTCCTTAAATCTGCAAAGCATGTTTTTGATGTGGAGTCTGATCTCTCTTATGTTGAGATTGTATATGACCGGTACATAAGGAACAAGGGATATTCGACCTTCACAGATTACCTCAATACAGAGCCTTTCGCTGATTGGGTATCATTAGAGTCTGGTAATCACTCAATTGTTTACGAGAAGTTTCTCGATACAATGGTTAAGAAGACCCTAGAGGTGAGACAGCGTATGGCTGAACTGTCACTCGAAAGTTTCTTAACTTACGATCAGGATATTCGTAAGTATGTGCGTGTAGCCCATGCAGTTAAGATTCTAGATCCAACATTCCAGCCACCTCGTATTAATATGGAGAGTGCTTGGCAAGTGGAGTTTATTAAGAAGTTTTGTAAGAAATCAATAATAGATTCAATTCAAGAATGTAAAAAGAAGTCTCGTCTCAAGTATT